ATGTCTGGATCGTCGCCCGGGGCGATCGCCTTTATGGCCCGCAGGGCTTCCCTAATCGCGGTTCGACAGGTGGGCACCGGTCAAAGCCTCCTGCCTCAGAACGTACGCGCAGATTACGGTCCTGGAGCGGACGAGCTACCTAGACGGGAAGACCGGCGACCGGCTCCATATGGTAGTCGATCATAAGTTCTAGCGTCCCCGCGCCTCCGGTTGCGGCGCCGCTATGGACGGTGGCAAAGACCGCCGCGTCGGCTCCGGTGGTGTTCGTCCAGAGCTTGCCTCCCGCAGCGGTGGCCGTGTCGTAGGAAGGGCCGGAAGCGCGTCCCACCAGAGCCGAGGCGGCCATGAACAGCTGGGTGGTCCCGGCGATCCCTACGTCATAGGTGAGCGTAGGGGAGCCGGATGAGTCCAGTTGGCCGTCAGCCTTGAGTGTCACTCCATGGACTACGGCCTGCTTGGGAAGGTAGCCGAAGTACACCGTGTCTCCTGTAACTGGCGCGTTAACCGCACAAGTGGCGTGAAGGTTGATCGTGACCTGGTCGAGGCCTGGGTCGATCGCCGGTCGCGCAAAGCCGTTGGTGTTGTAGTTGGACGATTGATAGACCGTGGACATAACCCGAAGGTCCTTTCTGTAGTTGACAGCCGCCGGCGCACAGCCGAGGCCCGCGATTAGGTTGTTTTATCGGACTAGCTGTCGGCGGCCGCGGCGGCGAAGACGGTGACAATTCCGTTCTGGACGGCGTTGAAGTTAATCTTCTTCACTCCCAGCAACTCCTCGATCGCGACGCCGGGACGGAACTGGTAATCCTTGATCATGTCGGTCCGCGGGGTCGGTTCCTGCCCCCATGCGATCCCGACCGATCCGCCGCCACACACGAAGATCGGGCGCACATCGCAGCCCTCCGAGCCGACGCCAGTGAAACCGATGCCGCCGTTGGGGTTGTTGATGTTCTGGCAATAGAGGTCGATCTCAGGGATTTCCCGGTGGATCACGCCATCCCAGAGCAGGTCGCCGTCCTGGAAGATCGGGTTCTTATCCATCCCGTTGGCTTCACGAGCCCTCGCGGATTCGTTGGCGGTCAGGATTGTCGAGTCCGCCTTCAGATCGCGGAAGGTGCGGCTGCCATGGAAGGCGACGTAGTATTCACGCCCGTCCCCGTTTGCGACCCGGAAAGGCCGGATGTGCGGATCGGCGGTCTTCGCCAGTCGCTTGGCCAGACCCATCATGTAGGCGGACGTGACGTCGCTCGCCGTGGAGACGGCCGCCATGGCGGTGGCGAAGGTATCGTTGAAGTTGCTCTTGAGGTGGCCGAAGAGCACCCGGTCGGGGTTGTTGGTCACCCACGTGTTCTGCTGCGCGGCCGTGCCGAGGTCATAGTTGACGATCGTGCCGCTGGCATCCGTCACCAGGCCGGCGAGGGCCCGGATGATGTCGTCCCGCAGCTTTTCGGTCTCCCACACTTGCAGAGCGTCCTTGGCGGCGTTCCACAGGTTTATCTCTGTGCGGAACGTTGTTGACTTCGGTAGGCGGACACCGTTTCTGCGCCAGTCGACAATGATGGGGCAGTTGTAGTTCGTAAGTTCTTCTCCGTGACCATCGAGAACCTGCGCGCCAGTGACACCTGTCGGTGACTTCAATCTCCCAATGAAAGGGATGTTGATCGTTCTGAAGGCTTCTTCCTCGCGCTGAAACTTGGTAAGGATAATCCCTCCCTTGTTGAGATCGGCGTTGGTCATGTAGGGCATGAAGCGCGACTGGCGCACATATTCTTGGAAATAGGTGGTGACCCAAACCTGTCGCTCTAGTGCGGTTGAAAGAATAGTTTCGGCCATGGCCGTCTAAACCCCTCTTTTGTTGACCCTGCAAAGCGTTGGCTAAGCAGAGATTATCGGTTGAAAGCAGCGCTAAACGCGTGGCCGTCCCCCACGGGAATGCGGGTTTCCACAGGTCCGCCATTGCCGGGGGCGGTCGCCAGGGATCTGGGTAGAGGCGTGGCAGGTTGGTGCTGGCGCGTGGTGGGTTCGGCTTGAGCGGCCTGGACGCCGGCCTTGACCGCCTTCCAGGCTTTGAACTCCTCAAGGTCGCTAGGCTGGACTTCTGAAAGCACGCGATCGCGGCTGTAAGCTTGGTAGGCGGCCTCGTAGGGATCGTCGGACGCCATAATCTGCTGGTTGAAGATCGCGTCGGCGTTGCATTTCTCGAAGGCCCAATCGTGGACGAGGGCGACCGTGTCTTTGCCGTATTCTTGCTCAGCGAACTTTCGCGAGACCCGCAGATTCAACTGATACTGGCTGGACCGCTGCAAGTCGGTGGGTGACAGTTGCGGAGCAGGCTCCTGCTTGGCCTCGAGTTCTGCGGCGCGCCTTTCCGCCGTGCGCCGCTTTTCACGCTCATCCAGTAACGCGGAGAGCGGGACGTGTCCTGGCTCGGGCGATACTATTGGAGCAGAGACGGCTGATTGTGAGTCTACTGCCTCCGGCGTCTCGGCAATGACTTCGCCATGCGAGCCCGGTGAGCCACCCTCCGTTGCTGTTTCCACCGTTTGCGGCTGCGATTGCGGCCCTGGCGGAGTGCCGGTTTTCTCGCCGCTCGATTGCTCGGCCAGGAAAGCCAGCTGATCGGTGGTGGTCTCGTCCATTTGATTACCCCTCGCCCAGTCGGTGGCGGCCCGATGCGCCCGAAGGAAGCTCGTCGGCAGCTGTAGTCTTGGTGCGCCCGCTATCGCCCGGCGGTGGCTTTGGCTGGCTGACGCCAGGTAGTAGTGGCCTCTCGGCGCGGCGCTGCCCGTTGCTCGCGAGCGATGCGACGTAGCGCAGCGGCGATGTCGCTCTTCTCTGCGTGGAAGTGTTCGGGCCTTAGACGTGTCGGCCCGTTGCGGTTAACGCGAACCGCTAAGTTTTCCAGTTCGTCGGCACAACTAGCCGGCCGCGAATTTAGATCGTGATCAAAATCGAGACCGGCGCGTAGAAATCTAGAGCGGATCTTCATTGACCCGGATCCCTCAATTCTTGCGGGCTCGCGTCCCGACCCGGAGAAGGCGTATCATCGGCCTGGTCGCCCAGCGGTTGCGCATCCGAGTTCTGGGCGTGCGCAAGGCCGGCCTCGAGTCCAACAGCGGCCCTATCGGAATGGGTTTCGTGCGCCGCCGAAAGCGCGTTGAGGGCGTGAGCGAACGCCGACGCAGTGTGGAGTCCGGCCCTGGCGCGGCTCTCCTCGACGTTAGCCTGAGCGTTTGCGAATTGGAGTTGTTGCGAAAGTGCCTGTTGCTGATTCTGCGACGCAGCATTCTGTTTTATCAGATCCAATATCGCCCGCTTGTGCTGAATTGGTGAGAGTTGGATCAGATCTGCGACTGTGATTTGTTGCTGATAAACCGGACTAATCTTGACCAGGTCGAGGATATCTTGAAACGCTTCTGCTTGGAGCGAACCAGCCGATAGTTGAGTGTCGATCTCGATATCCACATCCATTTCAGCTATTTCATTCTTGTAACCCAGAATGTTCCTCTGAAGCTGAGGCTCGCCGGTCCGCGGATGCACTCCGACGGTCGTGTCACCCATCACAGGTTGGTTAAGGCCGACGAACTTCGGGTTGTCCTCATCGTCGGTGACCCGGATAAACTGGGGCGCCTTCCAGAACTGCTTCACGCGACTCCAGCATTGGCGGTAGATACGCAATTCCCAATCCGCCAGCGCGCCATAGATGTTGGCGAGTTCAAGTACCCCTGATTGCTGCCGCGCCATTAACGCCCGACCGCTGGCGTCCTGGCCGTCCCGACCAAGCATCGCGGGATTGGGCGCCATGCGCTCCATCTCCGCCTTGGCTTCCTGCAGCAGCTCAAGGTTGCCCTGGAACTCGACCTGATTTGGGCTCATCTTCCAGCCGAATGGGATCACTCCGTCCGGGCGAGCCGCCTCGGCGCGGGCCACATTTGCATCGACGTTGATAGCCGAGGGATCGGCGACCTCGATCCGACTAACCATGATTGCGTGCAGACTCTTGGAGCGCCGCCTGTTGATCTCGTCCTGGATGGGCATCATGTCGCGAGCGGCGCCGTAGCGAGAGTTGTCGCGTTTGACGTAAAGGCTCATCGCTTCAATTGGACAGTCGGGTCTTCCCTTATGGTCGGTGTAGGGACTTGTTCCTGTTTCAAGGATATCTGAACCAGTAAAAACGCAGCGCCTCCACGCCGCCGCTTCACGCCAATAAATTTCTATCACCATCAGTCGGCGCTGGCGCCTGTCCACCCAAGCGCCAGCCGTGCCCGGCGAGAAGATTGGCCTGTCCTGGTAGCTGGCGTCGGGCGCCATTCCGCCACCGATGCCATTGTCGACTGTTGCCTGTATTTCCGCCTTCTTGGTTGGATACAGCGCTATTGCATCGTCCGCGTACATCCACTTGGCGATGCCGAGGAACCTAGCATCTTTCCAGTCTTTCCGCCGCGAACGGGGATCGCCAAAGAACTCCTCCCACCTGATCTGCGTGATGATGACTTGGCGGTCCTCATCGACACCGACCAGTGCTGCCATCGTCCCCGGCACGAGCATGTCTAGGAAGCAGTCCTGTTTGAGCCGCTTAAGACCATTGAAGTCCGCGACGTATCGCAGCACGTCTGTCGCAGCGTCGGCCGAGTCCGTCTGGCCGGGGTTGCGAGGCCACGCGCGCGGCTCGCTCTTTCCCTTCTCCGTGACGCCGATTATTCCGTTTATCGCTACCTTCAGCCTGTTTATAATGATCGGCGGCTGACGACGCTTCTCGAGCTCGACCAATTCTGTCTTGGAGTATTGGTCGGTATCATAATAGTCTACAGCCCTTAGACTATCGGTTCGCGCCTCCGCCGTTAGGTCGCGCGCTTCCATGAAATAGCGTTTCATGGTCGCCAAGTCCGAGGACTCTGTCAGGTCGGTGGTATTGTCGGTGGCGGGAAGGGGCGCGGATGAAGTTTCGCTCGGAGCTTTGCGCGGGGTCATTTTCAGCACTGCCTCCGACAGGTCGCGGCGAG